AAACGATCTAAAAATAAGAAAAGTAAAATTACTGAACCTGCACAAGTGATAGCAGATGTAGCAGTAGAAGCTAGCGAAGTTTTAGATGACGAGTTGAATTATGAACCTAACATCGAACACGGTGACCCAACTTTCGAGAAAGGAAACCCGCCAATCACTTCTGATTGGGATGTAAAGTTCTCTTCTGACAAGCCAGAGAAGGTCGAATTTGATCGTACATACGAAGATAATTTGATCGATGGTGTCAACTATCAGATTGATATAGTCAAAAATACCTTTTCCGCCATCGCAAGGTGGTGGAAACCTGCCAACTGGGTTTCAGTTGGACAACATGAGGAAGCTGTTGCTGCTGTGGAAGCAGGTCAAGAAGAACTTGGAGTGTTCGACCTTGACGAACCAATGGTTTACCCTCGGGTTGCAAGACGTTATGCCCAACAGGCACGTATCTTCTTAAACATCGTGGATGATAACTTAGCAATGCGCGCGGTTGTCAAAGAGTGGATTGTGAAGCAAATGACTCTCAATGATGTAAGGAAGTGCGATATAGCGAAATTGCTCCCCTTGGCAGTCGAATTCAGTTTTATGCTGACACCCTATGAGGTTGAAGCTATGAAGATGACCCTCACTCAGTCGTACAGAGACCAGATTTTCAGAAGAGATCACGGACTCTACACGCGCGAGGCCCCTACGCTGTGGAATTGGTTAGGTCGAAAGACTTACACCATGCCCACGGCCGGGCACTGAGGTTGCCCAGAGAGTCGACCAGGGGTGTGGTCACCGCGTTCTGCGGCCCCAAGCCACCCCAAGTTACTGGTCGTTAAACTCTTTGGGACTCCAAAAGTGAGAAATAATTTCTGTTTGGCTCCTTTGAGCACCAAAATGGATTTTAGGACTTACAATAGCGACATCAATGCATGTGAAAGGGCTATAAAAGAAAGGTTGTTCTATGTAAAGGAGGGCGAGAGCTTTGTGCCTCCTCCAAAACCAAAACCCGGTATTTTTGCTCTGAAATGTAAAGAGTTTGTCGAAAAATTTGCTAAGGAAGTTTCGCCGGTCTCCCCCCTGTCCAAACAAGCGTTTGTTGACAGCTACCAAGGACGTCAGCGAACAATCTATGCGAATGCTTTGGCTTCACTCCGACTTCGTGCTTTCCGTCGATCTGATTCTTTTATCAGTTTCTTCGTTAAGTGTGAGAAGGTTAACTTTACATTGAAGTTCTTCCCTGCACCTAGGGGCATCTCTCCACGGAGCCCTAGGTACCATGTGATGCTCGGACCATATATCAAAAGAATAGAACATACGATATATGGTATCACAGAGAAAATCTTTGGCTTCAGAGCTATTTTTAAAGGACTTAATGCTGCCGACAGTGGTAAAACATTGAAAGCACATTGGGACCATTTTGATGATCCTGTTGCCATAGGTCTCGACGCTTCCCGATTTGATCAGCACGTGTCTTATGATGCGCTGCGGTTCGAACATTCTTTCTATACTAGATTCTTTCCTGGCATCAAAGAATTGAGAGAATTATTAGACCTCCAATTGATCAATAAAGGATATGCGAATGTTCCTGATGGACGTGCAAAATTCACTTTGAGAGGTGGACGCATGTCCGGCGATATGAACACAGGGTTAGGCAATTGCTTACTGATGGTAGCGATGATGCACGCCTATATGGTCCACGCTAAAATATCTAAGTACCGTTTGGCAAACAACGGTGACGATTGCGTGTTGATTATAGAACGCGGACATTTAAAGCGCATCGGTGATCTAAAGGAATTCTTTCTCGATTTCGGATTCAACATGGTTACGGAACCTGTTGTTGACGTCTTCGAAAAGATTGAGTTCTGCCAGACCCAGCCTGTGTGGACCCCAGAAGGCTACATAATGGTGAGAAATCCGCACATCAGTGTGCCAAAGGACTGTTTGATATTGAAACCAGCTTCCAGTGTAAAACTCATTAATCGCATGATGATGAGTATCGGGCTGTGTGGAATGTCACTGACCGGCGGTATCCCTGTAGTGCAAGAATTCTACAAGTGTATGATTGATCAAGCCGAAGGAGCTAAAATATTGACAGACCCGACGTTAGACACTGGCATGGCCAGACTAGCAAAGGGCATGCAGAGAAAGTACAAAGAAGTACATTGGCGCACTCGTGTGTCCTTTTGGAGAGCTTTTGGACTGGACCCGCATAAGCAGGAATGCCTTGAAGGTCAATATCGAAACCTGATCATCTCAAAAGATTTAAAACCATGTGATACACAAATTAGAAGCGTTGTCTTCTAAGGCGCTGGGCCCATAAGCCCAGCATTACGCAGAAACTCACCTACCGGGCCCCCTGGGAAGCGAAGCACATGTAGCAGTGTGCCCTCAGCTTTGAGTTCGAGGATCACGACCTCGCGTATTCGAGTGTAGCTGTGCGGGATGGCCCCCCTGTACAGTGGTCGCAATCGCACCTTAAAGACATTGGGGAGCGTGCATGCCGGCTGGCAGAGAGTGTGGAGAGCACTCACAACTGGTGGAAGTCCAGTAGACGCTGCAGGATAGTTCGTGGGAACAATCTAGCGGTGACTACGGTGAAAGTCCTATGGGGTCCGTCATGGTAATATCCCAAAACTATTACTTTAGTGCTAATCAAAATGCCAAGAGACTGCACGGAGATTCCAATGGTTCATGACGGATGTACAGTCCCCTTTTCGACATAGGGCATCCCATACTATGTCTAAACCCAAATCAAAATCCAACCAACGGAGCAATGCCCGCTCCAAGAAGTCTGTTTCCAAACCCAAGAAGCAGACCCCTTTCGGCGATACCGGAGCAATCCTTGGAAAATCCATTGGAAAACTCTTTGGTGTCGACGGCTCCGGTCTCGGTCGATGGCTCGGCTCTGGAATCGGATCCATTTTCGGATCTGGTCAGTACCGTCTTTCTTCCGAAGACCCCACCTACAACGTGTTATGGAATGGTGGTCAAATTCCACAATTCCACACACAGCGTCCAGCAAACATCGTTTGCCATCGTGAATATCTTGGAGATATTACTGGAACGTCGTTATTTACTAACAGACAATTCCCGCTCAATCCTGGTATTAATGATACATTTCCTTGGTTATCATCTGTCGCTCAAAATTATCAAGAGTACAGATGGCATGGCCTTGTATTTGAATTCAGATCGATGGTCACTGACTTTGTTACTGGAGGTGCGCCCGGTACCGTTATTATGGCAACTAATTACAATGCTGACTCCACTGCGTATGCTACCAAGCAAGCTATGGAGAATTCGGAGTATGCGGTTTCTGTTAAGCCAACCAACAACTTGATGCATTTCATCGAATGTGCCCCTGCAGAGACATTTTCGCCCATCAAGTTCATCCGAACAGGTCCTGCCCCTTCAGGCCAAGACCTACGACTGTACGATCAGGGAATCTTCCAATTCGCTTCCAACGGCAATCCTGTCCAATTGATGGGTGAGCTGTGGGTAAGTTATTGTGTTGAGTTCCTGAAACCAATTCTGCCTGTTACTCCTGGTGGCCCAGTTGGTACCAGTGCTTTAATTAGGACTGGTATTACTGCAGCCAATCCGCTTGGTCTCATCCAGACAAGCAATCTAGGTACATTATCAGCCACTTGCACGGGCACCGTCCTGAGCTTTATGTCTGATCCTGCGGCGTACTATATGATTACTTGTACTTGGCGTGGTGATACCGCTGGTGTTTTCAAGCCCCCTGGCATTAGCTTTGTGGGCCCACCAACAGCGGGCTGGGTAGCCTTCAGTAACAATGCAGGTGGTCACACCTTGACCACTCAATTGGCCCCATTCCCTGCCACATCCAGCACGAATGGTGTGTTTGAATTCGCGGTAACAAACACTACTTCGACCCCAGCTGTGATCGCTATCACTTTTGATGGCACCGGTGTTTTCCCAACAGTTAACACCGCCCTGGACATCTGGATTATGCAAGTTGACAATTCGTCAGTTGCATAAACAACAACACCAGATGTTAACGCGTAGCACCCACTTCGGTGGTCAGGTAGCGACCCTGCGCAGTGTAGCCATTGCAGGAGCAGCGATGATATTTCTTAACGCTCCGCCCGTATCTCTTGTAAGAGGGAGAGATGAATGGGTATGTGGACCTCTAGTACATGATTAAATTTGGGC